GTGCCCAAGAGAATTCCATTCTTAAATGCTTGGACACGCGCAACGAACCAAGCCAGCCGCCCATCATTGATTCGATCAATCAAATCCTGGCGATCCTCTTCACTGTCGAAGTCCCAGTCTGGTGCGTCAGTCTCAGGCGCAACGCTAAACACAATGTCAAAGCCTGCTGCGGTCTCGGTGTGGATGGTTTCGTAGTGCATGATGTTGATCCTCTGTAGGTTGATGATGTACGGATTGTGTCTGTGTTGTCTGTGCTTAACAAGGGCACCCGTCCATCCACCAGCGTCCAACAGTCACGGCCTCTTCGCGTGTATCGGTGCTGTGAACACGACGACCGTCGATCATGACTTCGTAGTGGCGCATGTCATCACACCAGTATTCGACGATCTCCACGCGATAGCCACCGCCTGAAATCATGCGGCCGATAGTGCGGTGCCCCATGTCAGGCCCGAAGTCTGTATCGCCCCTGTCGAAGCCGTCCCAGCGGCTAGAGCAGGGTGCAGAGTGTGCGAGGTGTTCTTCGTATTGATTGCTGAACATTTGCGTTTCCTTTCGTGTTGCGTTGTTTGTCTCTGCCGCTAGGCATTGCCGTTAATGTAACCTTGTCAAGCCCCTAAAACATCAGGGAAAACCCTTAAACCTAGGGAAAGTCCCTAGATTGTTGACTAATTTGGTGGGAGATAGGAGGTGACGCTAGAGGCACCTGCGTCGCCTCTCACGTCCTGCTAATGCGAATGCATTCTCAATAGTCTAAACACGAATGCGAATCATTCTCATTAACTCATCAGTACACTGACGATCTAGGCCATGCAAGAACCGTGCCAGCCTATGAAGACACCGGGGGAGGGGTAGGCGCTTGTGAGTTTATTTTGGTGGAGCCTCTAGCGTTCACAACAAAGTAAAACTAGCGTTCATAACAAAGTAAAACTAGCGTTCACAAAAGAGTAAAAATAGACCTAAGAAGACCGAAGAAGACAGAAGATGTAAGTTCTTGATCTAAAAGGACATATTATGTAAAATTGTAAGACAAAGAAGACCGAAGACGGACACCCTGAAAGGGAGGCTTTAGAGGGGACGCTTGAACAAAAGACAAAAAAGTTGAAGAAAAGACTTGACAAACAGACAAAGTTGTGTTATAATAGTACTATGATGTAAGCAAAGAAGGACTCTATAGACATAGAAGCCATAGAAGACATAGATGTTAAATATTATAAGTAATACATTATAAGTACTTATAATATTAACTATTAATAATTATTATTATAAGTATACTTTATAAGTACTTATATGTAGGATTGTCTCCTTAAAGGATAAAGACACATGACTAAGCCAACAGGCAACAAGATTGGAAGACCGTCTAAAAGTGATCTTGTCGAAACCAAGTCACGAACTTTAGGTAAACGTGGTCGTCCCCCAGGTGATGCAGCCATTATCAATGACTATAAGCTCAGGATGTTGAACAGTCCTAAGAGTGCTAAGGTCTTAGAGAAAATATACGAAGCTGCCCTTAACGATGAACATGCACACCAAGCTGCTGCTTGGAAGCTGATTGTCGATAGAATTGTCCCTGTGTCTGCTTTCGATCAAAGCAAGCAAGCTGGTCAAATGCCGTCTATTAGCATTAACATCTCGGGTCTTAATGATCCCAAAGTGTCTACGTCCGATGAGGTGATTGACGTATGACAGCCTTAAACTTTCAACTGCTGAACTGGCAGAAGACTGTCTTCACCGACAGTACTCGCTTCAAGATCGTGGCTGCTGGCCGTCGATGTGGTAAATCCCGACTGTCTGCGGTTACGCTGCTCATAGAGGCTCTAAACTGTCCTGAAGGCTCTAGCGTGATGTATGTGGCCCCTACGATGGGTCAAGCTAGGTCGATTATCTGGGAACTGTTGCATGACCTCGGAAGGCCTGTCATCAAGTCCAGCCATGTGAACAACCTTGAGATAACGCTTCTCAATGGTCGTAAGATTCTTGTTCGTGGTGCTGACAATCCTGACAGTCTTCGTGGTGTGTCTTTGACTTATCTGGTGCTTGACGAGTGCGCCTTCATTAAGCAGGATGTGTGGGAGAAGATTCTTCGTGCTGCTTTGTCGGATCGCAAGGGTCGAGCATTGTTCATTTCCACTCCGTCTGGGCGTAACTGGTTCTACGATGTCTTCAACCTTGGACAGTCCGGTGAGGACGAAGAGTGGAAGTCTTGGCACTTTACCACCCAAGACAACGAAACGATTGACCCAAAGGAAATTGAAGCAGCCAAGCGAACACTAAGCTCCTTTGCTTTCAAGCAAGAGTACTTGTCTTCGTTTGACACCGCTGGTGCTGATGTCTTCAAGGAACAATGGTTCAAGACTGGAAAAGAACCGCAGTATGGTTCTTATGTGGTGGCTATTGACTTGGCAGGGTTTGAGGATGTAGCAAAGAATGCAAGTGCTGCCAAGAAAAAGCTGGATGAATCTGCAATTGCTATCGTAAAGGTGACAGATGACGGTGATTGGTTCGTACACAAAGTTGTTCATGGTCGGTGGGATATACGAGAGACTGCCGTAAATATCCTGAAGACTGTCAGAGACTACGAGCCTATTGCTGTCGGTATTGAGCGTGGTGCGCTTAAGAATGCTGTGTTGCCTTATCTCAACGACTTGATGAGAAAGAACAACATCTATGCACACATTCAAGACCTTACTCACGGCAACAAAAAGAAGGCTGATCGTGTTATTTGGGCGCTGCAAGGGCGCATGGAACACGGTCGTATCGCTTTTAATGAGGACGAAGATTGGGACGAACTGAAGGATCAGTTGATGATGTTCCCCACCAACGGCGTACACGACGATCTGGTGGATGCTTTGTCTTACATTGACCAATTAGCTGTCGTGTCCTACCAACAGGACTACGAAGAAGACGAATACATTATCCTTGACAAAATAGCGGGGTACTAATGAAACCTGGACTGTACGCAAACATCAAC